TATTTAGTCTCCAAAATTTTTATTATATATAATTAATTAGCTGCGATGTAAGCGTTGCCTGTAGAGATTGCATCGTTGTATGAAGACTTGTCGCTATCATCAGCTACCACTTCTTCATAAGCCAAAATGATTTCAAGATGCTCAACATTACGCTGAACCATATCGTTGATTTCACTTTGTTCCATGCCTTCTACATTCCAAGAGCCATTGTTTACACCATTTATCAAGCTAACAGAATCGTCTGCTGCTGATAGAATTTGTGTTACATTTCGTTCTTCCATTTTAGTTTCCTTTTAGAATATTAATTTCACTTTGTAAGCTATCGCACTTAGCGGATAGTTCTTTTACAGCGTTTACCAAGTACCAAGTTAGATTGTCAGGGTTTACTGACTTACAACCTGATTCTAAGTCTGTAACCACATCAGGTAATATTTCTTCAATTTCTTGAGCTATAACACCTAATTGTAAACCTTCTTTTTTAACTACAACAGCAGCAGGGTTTTCAAAATCTGTAATTTCTTCTTCTGTCCTGTATTCAAAATTTCTAACTTGTATTTGATTAATAGCATCAAGACCTGTGTCATTGTCTACTATGTTTTTCTTAATTCTTTTATCTGAAGTAGTTGACCAAGTAGATGAATTATTACCCTGATAAACTCCTCCACCATTAGGACTTATAAATCCTGTGCTAGAGCCTTTACCAGTTGCTGAATATCCAATTACAATTTGATTCTCTTGCCCTGCTGAACCAAGCTCTGTAACTGCACCTATCAATATGTTATAACTTCCAGTAGTTACAGTTGAATCACCTGCTGCCATTCCTAATCCAACATTGTATGTACCTGTAGTGTTTTGTAACAAAGACTGCCAACCAAGTGAGGTATTTCTATTGCCAGTTGTGTTATATTTTAAAGATTGAAAACCAACCGCAGTATTATCTGCACCAGTGGTTTGGTCGCCTAAAGCCTGAACACCTATAGCGGTGTTATAACCACCTGTGGTATTACCATCAAGTGTTTCATATCCAACCGCTACATTATCTGTACCTGTAGTGTTTGCTGCTAGTGAATTATAACCAACTGCTGTGTTATTTGATGCGGTGGTGTTTAAATCTAAAGCTGCCCAACCAACTGCTGTATTGTAATTCCCTGTACTATTTGCAGTTAATGTATAAGTTCCAAACGCAGCATTTCTTGTACCTGTAAGATTTGTTGTTAAAGAATTGTAACCAACTGCTGTGTTATCGGATGCTGTGCTATTAGCATCTAAAGCAAAAGCACCAACTGCCACATTCTGAGTACCTGTAGTGTTTGCATAAAGTGAGTTATAACCGACTGCTGTGTTGTTTGCTGCGGTAGTATTGCTATAAAGAGATTGATAACCTAAACCTGTATTTCCCCCTGCACTTAATGCTTGTGAATATAGTGACCTATATCCTACAGCAACTCCGTTACCGCCTGTTGTTTCTGCTTGTAGTGCTTCTCTTCCTATCGCAACATTATTAACACCTGTAGTTATAGATGTTGCTGCCGAATAACCAACCGCAGTGTTGTAATTAGCGGTAGTACTAGCATCAAGTGCATTTGCACCTACCGCTACATTCTGAATACCTGTAGTGTTTGCTCCAAGTGAGTTGTAACCAACTGCTGTGTTGTTATCTGCTGTAGTATTTGCAAAAAGTGAACGCCAACCTACTGCTGTATTTTGAGAAGCTGCAGTATTAGCACTTAAAGAATTTACACCTACGGCTGTATTACTACCCCCAGTTGTATTAGCGTCTAAAGCGTTGTAACCAACTGCTACAAGTGAAGTCCCTGTAGTGTTTGCTGCTAGTGAGTTATAACCAACTGCTGTGTTATTGGATGCTGTGGTGTTTGCAAATAACGCATTAGTACCAATAGCAATATTATTGCCCCCAGTTGTATTTGTTTCTAAAGAACTTGCACCAATTCCAATATTATGACTTGCTGTAGTATTGTTTGTTAAAGAAGCAAAACCTAGTGCAGCATTATATGAGCCTGTTAAAGAGCCACTATCTAAAGCAAGATTACCCAAAGCAACATTACCTGTACCAACAGGATAATTACCATCAAGTTTGATAGTTCCACTTGATACATCTAAGTTGCCGGATAAAGTGATGTTATCTGGTAATAATTCGTTTGGTACTTTGGTTGCTGCCATGATAGAGTTCTCCTAAATTATTTAAGCTACTAATTGTTTTGTTACAGAAGATGGAGTAACTAGTTCTGCAATCTGTGCATCTAAACCATCTTTTAAACCTTGCACACTTTCTTCACCCATTGCAGCTTCTACCCAACCTTGTACAATCGTTGCATCAACGTTGTCAAAGTTTGTGAAGTTTGTAAGGTCTGAAGTGTCAAGACTTTGTGTACCATAGACACTAGCAGTAAGGTTGTTACCTTCAGCATCTTGGTTAGCATCGTCTTCAGCATTAAGCCTCCAATGCACGTTATAGATTACATCGTCATTACTGTCGATAGTTTTGGTGTCTACGGTTGAGACGTTCCATGTATAAGTTATTGCCATTTTATTCTCCTTTAAGTAGTGCTACTTCGGCTTGTAGCTGTTCTATTAAGACTTGTTGTTCCTGAATGGCTTTAGTAAGAAGTGGTACAAGTTTGCTTTGGTCAATGTTTTGATACTTAGGAACTTCTCTAGTACCCATAACTGCTTCAGTTACTACATTTCCATCTTCATCTAGAACGGCAGGAGTTACTTCGTATTCTTCTTCCTGCATCTCATCTTTAACACCTGTAATAGCTTCAGGTACTACATCAGCAACTTCGTGTGCTAAGAAACCATCAACTGTATTTTCTGCATCAGCAATAAAATTAAATCTTTTAGGTTGTAAAAGTTTTACTCTGTCTATAGCACCATCAAGCTCTACTACATTTTCTTTTAGTCTGTAGTCTGAAGATGTTCCATAAGTAACACTGGTATTGTTATGAGTAATACTACCCATAACACTTAAGCCACCATTAAAGAAAGTAATCAACTGATAGCCACTTGTATTAGTTCCAATAACATACATTGCAGCAGTTGATTTTCCTTGAATAAATGCTGAACAAGTATTACCAGTTCCAAATATTCCAGTTCTGTTTAAAAGGAACTCTCCGTTACTGGTAAGCCTCATGGCTTCTGTGCCACCACTGCGTGTAAATACAGTACCGCTTTCACCTTGTATCTGTAATAAACCTGTGCCTGTAGGAGATGTTAAACCTATAGAACCATATTCAATATTACTATCGCCTATGACCATCCAATGTTTATTACCATCACCATTTCTAGTTTTGATGATTGCTCCAGTTGATTTATTGGCAACTGCATTTATAGAGCCATTATAAGTGCCGTTTCCTATAGAGCTTCCAAGTTGTAAATCGCCAGAACTATCTAGCCTCATGCGTTCTGTGCCAGATTGTGTAATTGAGAAATATTTACCTGCGTAATATTCTAAACGACTATTACCATCGGCAGCACCACCACCAATAATACCATAGTCCCCAAGTTTTGTTTGACTATCCGATAAAAGTAAATATTTACCAATTATAGTTAAAGTATTGCTTGTAGGATTACTCGTACCTATACCAACATTACCTGAAGAGTCTATCCTCATGCGTTCTGAGCCACTATTTAAAAACGCTAAGGCTGAGGAATTTGAAGCCATTCCTATTTGCCAAGACTCAATACCTGCTTGTGCTATTTGTAAATAAGTATTGTTACCGCTTGGTTTTACAATATGTAAAAGTGACGAAGGAGTAGTCGTACCTATACCAACATTGCCACCCAAAGGTTGTAAATTTAAGTTGTAAAATGTTGAACCATTATCTGCATATGCTTGTAAACCTTTTCCACCATTTGCATAACCAAAGAAATCTAATTTACCGCCTGTATTATCTTGTATTCTAAATTGTTCAGTTGTATCAGAAGAATAAGTAGCAGAAATATTTAAAGGTGCTGAAGGACTAGTAGTACCTATACCAACACGATTATTAGTAGCATCAATGTACAGCGTACCTGCATCTATATTTAAATCGACTGAACTAGCATCTGCTGATATTAATCCACTTGAAACTTTTGTTAATGCCATTTGTTTTTATCTCCTTCCTGAAGGTATAAAGTCTATATAAAATCCGTTAATTGTATAAGGTGCATTGCTGTCATCACTTATAATTGTAAAGTTATTACTGTATCCACTTCCTTGCAGTGGTATTCTTATCAGTGGATTCTCAGCTCCACCGAATACGTTAGTGCCAAATATCGCCTCACCAAACAACGATGGTGGGTCAATGGTTCCTAAGTCAAATAGGTTTGGTGGTTGTGGTGTATCTGTACTACCATAATCAAACCTAACTTGTACATCAGGAGTTACCACACCTTCAGCACTTGCAGAAACTTTTAAATAGTGTAAAGTTTTTAAAGTTCCTAAATCCCCGTAGTCGTAGTCTGGTGTCCCAAACCTAGCAAGGATATTAGAGCCATCGAAACTATTGCCAGTATCATGTACATAAACGTAACCTGTAGTAGACCCATGATAATGCTCTTCAACACCGATTTCATTAAAAGCAGTTCCTATTCCTGTAACTTCTATTCCTCTTGTTTCTGACCATTCAAATCCGTTTGGTCTCAACGTTCCTATAATTCCTCTTTGTTGTGCTACATCCAACGTAGTGTCTGTATAAAACAATCTGTACTGTGACTTATCCCTGTGTACCATGCTAGTAATAACATAGTTGTCTACACTTCTAGCGATGTCGTTTAGTAAAGGCTGTATCGCTTTTGATACTGTTCCTAACTCAACGTCACCAATCCTTGCAGTACCAGCAACCGTTCTTATACCATCCGGTGCAAGAAATACCAAGTCACCACCAATTTCTTGAATGCTGTAACCGGATAAACATCCTACGTTTTCAGCAATGGATACAATAGCTACGGTTTGAGAATCGTCAATGTTGATAAGCTTGTGAATACTATTCTCACAAAAAACTATCAAGTCTGCACGGAATCCTCTAATTCCTACTATCGTATCTGAAATAGTAATAGCTC